ATTTTATTTCTCTGCGCAATGAATAATCAATTTCTTCTCTGACTATTTTTCTAATTAGTTTTTCAAAAGTTTGTGCTTTCATATTTTGTTTTGTTGTTATATATAATAAATATAGTTTTTTTAAAAAATTAATTAATCTAAGTTAATTACTTTAAAACTAATATTATAATCTTTTTCAAAATTTTGTTTAATAGCATATATTTGTTCAATAGCTTTTTCATTATTTGATTCCTTTAAAGACAAATATACATCATTATATCTTTCGTTTAGCAAGGAAAGATATTCTTCTAAAGGAGTAGGACCCGTAGGGTCGGGGAATAAAGGATTATTTTCATTGCCTATTGATAAATTTGCTGTGTTATCAATTTTATTACATTGATCCTCATATTGGAGTTTGAAATTATACATAAATAATTTTAATTTAGTTATTTGTTCTTCCATTTCACTTAATTTTAAAATAATAGGTTGTAATTTTTTCAATACTTTTTCTGCTTTATTTACATAAAAAAGAATCATAAAAGGAATAACAGTTACTAATGCACTATATTCTTTAATTTTAGATAAAGCTTTATCTCGTCTTTTTTGAATTTGATCCCCTGCAGATACACTTGCAAGTAATCCTGTAAGGACTCCTAATAGGATAGGAGCTAATAATAAAATTGTTTGTAGTATAGGTAGTAAGGTTTGTTGTAA